CTGCTATGGCTGTTTTCTGCTCTTTGCCCACCTGCTGCATCATTTCTTCAACTTCAGTCCACAGTGCGCCCAATTCTGGAGGTGAATTATAGACCATTATTTCACGTATTTCTTTGCCCATTTGTTCCAGTTGTTTACGCATCAGCACACGCTGTAGTGCTCTACGTCCTAGGCTTTCTTCGCCAGTGTAGACTTCAGTCTTTGATCTACGCTCTTCTTCTTCGAATATGGCCATACACTTATAGTAGTTGTCGTAGTAAGTGCCCAAGTGATTGCCTATCTCACTGTAGATATTAGTGGTATCTACACTCTGCTTGTTTAGGTTTATTATGCGATTCTTTTCTTCTACGTATTGATTACGTTCAGCGACTGTGGGCTGTCGATCTCGAAATTTGTTATGGAATTGATCATCCAGATCTCGCAGCACGTCTTTGACGTCGCCTGCAGCACCCTTGATATCTTTGTATAGTTTACAGCCTTCTTTGACTAACTTTACAGCACCGTTGGCCAAGGCAAACAGGGTCACTGGATCCACTGTTGTCGCTCCTAAAAACCGCTTACCGCTTGCGCTTCGCGCTATAAAAAAAATCGCGCGGGCTGCGCCTAGAAAATTTGCCCTCACACATATTTACAGCTTTTTGTAAATAACTGTATGTTGATCGTGTACCTAGAACAGTTTCAGATCTGTCAACGGCAGTTGTTGATATCGTGGCGTGATTCTGTACACTATTGGCCCCGTAGCTATGCACACACTGATCTGTACAATGCAGCCATACCCACAGATTGGTGGCTGCTGTTTTCAAATCCTCTGTATGCGGATCTGTGGCTGATCAAGTATCCCGAACAGTCACGTATAGTACGCACACTGTTTGACTAGGATGATAAATACTGGATGCAACAATATCTCATAGCCAAAGCACGTAACACGGTCACAGGGGAAACTGTGGTCAGCCAGGATCTCACAGGCACTAGATTTGGGCTACATCAGCGTAAGCTGGCACAGAGCCGAGCAGATCAATTGGCGCAGGCTCTCACTGATCGCACTGGTGATTCTTGGCTGGGTTTCACGGAAAAATACACGCCATCACAGCGTGGTTGATCTATCTGTAGAGATAGTTCACAGTGTCTGGATTTTCTCTGTAGACTTCCGCACCATTCTTTAAATGGAATCTACGAGCCATTTCTGTTTTGGGACTCAGTGTCACATAGGTACTGACTTCGGGCTGTGTGGCCTGGATGTGCTGTTTGGCTTCTGTGATCAATCTACGACCCGCACCCTGGGCATAACTCCATATGGTATAGAACACTGCGGTATTGGTGTTCACAGCTAGATCTGCTAGGTCTTCCACACCCGAAGGTATTCCATTGAGAAACTTCACACAGGTCACGGCCAAACTGCGACCCTCATCATCTTTCAACACGAAAATCCTGGAATTGTCATTGACACGGAATTCTGGGGACAGTTCTGGACGCACTGGGTCGTCTTTGATCAGTGCCAGCAGGTCGTCTCTGAGATCTTCGATGATGTGTAGCATTTTGTTTCCTATTATATGCGTATTTATAGATTCTGGTAAAAAACCTGGTTTTTACCTGGATCAGTCCTTGACTGATTAAATATTATACTGTATAATTGTTATACAATCAACTACAAGGAGTCCAAAATGTACGACACAGTTCTACACACAGGTATATCAAGATCCGCCGGCGACATCAATTCCGCCATGGGCAGGGTCTATGGCCATATGGCCTTGGCTGTCTTAACCAGTATGATCGTCAGCTTTGCGGTCAGTGCTTCGCCTGCGCTGATGGCGTTTTTCTTCACAGGCGCTATGAAATGGGTAGTGATGTTCCTGCCCCTGGTGGCTATTCTAGCTGGCAGCTTGGCCTATGATCGTATGAACCGCAGTGCTCTACAGCTATTCCTACACGGTTTTGCCGCTGTGATGGGTCTGAGCTTTGCTGCGATATTCGTAGTGTTTACCATGGGCAGTATAGTATCTGCGTTTATGAGTGCTGCGGTGTTGTTTGCCGTGATGAGTTTCTATGGTTACTTTACCCGCAGAGATCTGACCAGTATGGGACAGTTCCTGTTCGTGGGATTGATCGCTATCGTCATAGCTTCGATCATCAACATCTTTATTGGCAGCTCTGTGATGCAGATGGTGATTTCAGCGATCGCTATCGTTATCTTCCTAGGGCTCACGGCCTACGACACACAGCGACTACGTGAAATGGTCAGCTATGAAAACGATGGTAAGATGGAAGTCTGGGGCGCACTGAGCCTGTATCTGAACTTCATCAATATATTCCTAAGCCTGTTACAGTTGTTTGGCAATCGCAATGACTGATTGGCAGAGAGAAGAATGGTGGCCCACGGTAATCTGGGCCACTGACATACCCCACAATGAGGTCAATCCTGAGACTGTGAGTCTTGAAGCAGGACTGCAGGCCAAGCGAGAGCCCGGCCATCCCTTTACCAAGAGCAACAGTTGGACCAGCAGTGATCTAATTCCGTATCTGCAAAAGGGAGATATTCCAGAGACTCAGAAGCTGGTAAATTGGGTACAGGCGGCCACAGTGGACCTGGCCAAAGAAATGGGACTGTTGCATACTGATCCTCAGGTCCACAATCTTTGGTTTAATGTGATCTATCCTATGAGTTTCACTGAACCGCATCATCATCGCAATTCTGCATTCAGCGCGGTCTATTATGCGCAGTCAGATCTAGACAGCGGAGATTTTGTGATGAACAACCCCAGTTCAGGCAGCTATGCCCTAAAAACGTTTTTTCTCAACAACAACAGATTTAATTTCGAACGTGTGGTCTATAAACCCACACCCGGAAAATTGTTGATAATGCCCAGTTGGGTTCTACATTGGACTGGGCAAAACCGCAGTTCAAGAAATCGCATCAGCGTAGGAATGGATCTAGTATGAATGGGGATCATGTGCAGAAACGCTATACTCTGCACATTAAACTTCGTTAATCTAAAAGATTATCCTGTTGTTCTAGACTTAACTGCTGATCTTCTAGTTCGCGAATCTTTTCAGTGATCTGGTCGATCAGTCCTAGATTACGCAGGATCTTAAACACAAGATTCTCCACAGACCATTCACCAGCACGAGTTAAACCCGCTTTACGCATCTGTGTGATTTTGTCTTTGACTGTGCGAAGACGATCTAGATCTTTGCTGAGCAGGGCCTGTTGTATCTGTGCTAAAATAGCATCTTTTTTAGCTTCGATGGCACTGTCGTCTAGCTGAGGTTTTACTTTCTTAGGTTCAACTAACCATTCTTGATCAGTTAGACTATAGACACCCGTGCTGTGATGGGGCTCGTCTTTGCCTTGCACATAACATTCTACAGGCAGACCTCGTATGCTGATATCGTGTTGCTCGCTCCACAGACTTTTTTTAGCATTGAACAGTTCTCTTTGCTCGTCTGTGGGTGTGCCTGGTATAATGAGATGTAGATCCAAATCGCTGTATTCTGTCCAGGTATAATTGGCATTAGATCCTGTGATGGTATAATCAATAATATCGAGATCTACTCCTATGAATTCTTCAAAGGCTGATGCTATCTCGATGAGCTTATCTCTGACTTCGGGCCTAAGATCATCGCTGTCCCAGATCTTAGGATTTAGACGTCGATTTACTGTTACAATGTCTGACTGTTCGTCGAGCTGCCTTAGTCTCATCTAAACTCCATATTTGCTGCGCATTCATTATTTAGCCCACATTAGGCTGTAAACAGTGGCTAATTTATCTGAGTAAATTTCAGCAACAACATAGTTATAAGAATCGCCGGGACGTCGCTCGATCAGAAGCTGACATTCTGAGCGATGTTGAGATCTCAACCATTGTATATGATCCAACCCTGCTTGTCGATGTATCCTAGGCCAGTCAATAAAGATGTCGCCAGTATTGTCTGCTTCGGTAGGCAGGAATCTAGCTATTTCAAAACGGTGAGTCTTCATCATCTCCACCCATGCTGTTCAAGATTTCACGTAGTTTTGTCGATTCTACGTTGGCCCGAACTTTGCCTAAACTAGCGCCTTGGGTAGGATTAATCTCACCTGTTTCTTGGTCTACTTTTTGCACTTCTGTCTTACGTTTTATTGAATCAATTATACTACTTGCGCCTCTGCTCGCACCATTATGGCTTTCTTGTTCTTCTTCTGGCAAATCGCTGATTTTCAATGTTTCTAGATTAAATTCTAAATCTACTTTCTGTCCAACACCGCTACTGCTACGAGTCTTCATCAATTGTATCTGATAGCGACCACGTTCACGCATAGCACGACTAGTAAAGATACCAAACACATTATCTGCTGTTTGAATCTTGCTAAGTCCGCCTGAAATATGACTGTGATCGAATTCAACTTCTTCAACTGCACCACGATTCAACTGTGCCGCTGTAACAAAGATACATTGTTTTTCCATTGCTAGATTACGAAGTTCTTCTGATACGTATTTGTCTTTGATAAACAGATTTTCTGCACTGATCTTACGGCTAGCAGGCATCAACAAATCTAAATAATCTACTAACAGCACATCAATTTTAGATCCTGTTTTGATTTCAAACTCTTTCATATACGCTCTGAGATCGTTAGCAGTCTTTCCCGATGGCATATATTTGATCTGTAGTTTTCCTGATTTCTTTCCAATGACTCTAACTTTCATTTCAACGTTTTCGAGATCTTTAAAAATCTCTTTAGTTGAAACACCAGTGGTCATTGCATCAATACGCATCGCAACTAGATCTTCTGAAAGCTCTAATGTTAGATACAACACATTCAATCCTTGCAAACACCAATTCACACCTAAGTTTGCTAAGAACAAAGATTTACCTGCACCTGACCCGCCAGCAAAGATATTCAATTCGCCTCTGTTCATACCACCGAACAGTCTGCGATCAAGACTTG